AAAAAAGAAACATGTTTTGATTTTTCAGAAATTGCTCTTAATACTAATATAGAATTTATGATCATTGCAATTTATTCTACTAATTCTCAAATGGTTAAACCTACTAAGTTTAAATCTTTTAGCAAAGAAGCTAACAATTCAATTGATTTTTACAAGAAGATAATACGGGAAGTTTTAGCTACTAATGGAACACCTAGAGTTATAACGCCTAAAAGTGTTGTTAGTAGAGGTTATTTCAAAATGGAAGAATTGATTACTAAAACCAAGTTCTTAAATGTGTTTAAAGGCAATTTTTTAGATCTGACGGCTGGAGCTGGAGGAATGTGTCAAAGATTAGTGCAAGAGGCTAACATGATTAGAGTTTTTTGTAATACTAAAGTTGAAGGGGACATAAATCGCAAAAGAGTTATAGATTTTAAAACTATTGGCAGTTCTAAAAAGAGTTTGTTTGACTCCAAATCGGGAGACATAACTCAAAAAAACTTTGTTAAGTTTTTGGCTCCTTTACCCAAAATGAATGGAATAATACTAGACTGTGCTGAATGGAAGGAAGATTATTCATCCTATTGTGCTTGGTTCCTACCCAAATTATTATCACTACATAATATTGTTAACACTAGCATGCATTCTGGCGGATCTTTGATAATTAAGATGTATTGCTTTAATGAAGACATATGTTCTAGTTTGAGAGTCTTGCTTAGAAAATTTCCAAATATTGAAGTGTTAGACTTGAAGACTTCTAAAAACGCGAATGGCGAGTGTTATTTGCTAGCCAAAGGGTATTCTGAAATAGCGAATTATAAACATGATTTGTATGACTTATTCAGAAATCATTTGCATAATTTAAACATGAAAATAGTTAAATTAAATCAAAAACATTATGATTTCATTAATCCAATAATAGTAGAAGAACCCATGTTGGATTTTACATCTAGAAGTTGCATTATGGATTTTTCTAAAGATCTACCTCCACTTGATTATAGTAAGGCATTGGAGAAATTGGAAGAATTATATGGTAAGTCTGATGAAAAAGAACAAGCATACAGTAGATTTAAAAATGTCATGACGCTCAAAGACCAAGTTGATGTTTCTTTAGGATCATTCGTCTTTAGACCAATGTTCAACATATTTTACAAGTTTTCATCTATTTGTAAGTTTGATAAAATTAAAGACTGGAGTTGCACTAAAATAACTCCCTTTCATACTTTTGCAACAACTATTGGCAAATATGATAAAGTACAAGATCTCAGTGAATTTGATTATGATGGAATGTCTAAGGTCATGGATTATCTTCAAAAAACTATTTTTGGTAGCAAAAAATTTAAACCAAGGACTTTCGAAGATACGAAAAAAAAAATATTAGCTTCTGAAACAAGAAATAGTACACCTGGACCTGTTTCTAGAAAGATGGGGAAAAAAGTTGGAGAAGTGATACAGCAGCCTGAATTTGAAATGATCATTAAAAGGATAATCAAAGACATAGAAAATGGATATTACCCATTCGACGCAGTCATCAATACTATGGGAAAATTCGAACGTAAGAAATTGGCAAAAACTAAGAGTGTCTATGGCAAAGAAAACGTTAGAAGACCTGACTCAAGATTGATTTTTTTTGGAGAATGTACTTTCAGATTTATAGAAGAAATGTATTTTGGTGAAATGTTTGATTACATGGTTAACCCGAAGCTCAACAAATTTGCTATGGGAGAATATCCGTATACTGACTTTGGTGATCAATTATTATCTAGATATACTAAACAATCGTATTATATCAGTAGAGACATATCTGGTTGGGACACTTGCTTTAACAAATTGTGTAGATCGTTGGAGTATAAATTTGCTCTTCAAAGTTATGACAACAAATATCTTAATTTTCTTACAAATTTTTGGAGAATCTACTCCAATGCTTTGTTGTTATTAACTAGACCAACTAGTTCTACTTTGGCTCACTTACAACTTGATATTAATGGCAAACCTATAATTCCTGACGACTTATCTGGAATTCCTAGGAAATTTGTTACTGAAGTTTGTCATTCTGCGGGAGTGAAATTATCTGGTGAAAGAGGAACTTATGCTTTCAACACTTTGTTTAATGTAGCTATAAACGTTTTGCATACTTCCAAAGCTATGAATTGGTCCATT